GTTTAGCAATAAACTCATCTGCTTCATTCTCCGAAAATTCATCTGCAAGATCAACTGATGCATCATATTCTATAAGGTACTCGCGTTCATGACAAAACTTTTCTATGTACGGCATTAAGCCATAATAGATGGTATGGTTTTGTGTATTGAATAGGCGAATCTTTCCGTCCCAGATTTTATTCCTGAATGCAGGCATAAATTTATAACCGGGAACGTAAAAGGTGAAGTACTCGCTAAGTTCCATTGCTTCTCCACGTTCGCAATGTATCTTAGCATATACTTCATTTACCTTAGATATAGTGATAGAGTTATGCGACACCTTGAGTAAACTTTCTCCATTCAATTGCATTCTTAATTTGAAAGTTTCTTTGATTGAGATTCTTGATCACCTCTTCAAGGAAATCTAGTTTTTCCTTTTGCATGACGATTCTCATATTCTTCTCAATAATTTCCTTGTCAGAATCAATATACATGTCAATTTCATTTTTCATTAGACGTTTCATAAAAGGTTCCCAACCAAGTTGTTCTAACTCTTCTTCAGATATACGTCCGTTATAATATTCATATTTCTTCAAAAACAATTCCTTAGACTGAAACTCTAAACCTTTGAGTTTGCGTCTTTCTTCAAAATAAATTTTGAGGTACTTACTATGCAGTTCTGGTATTTTAAGTGAAGCAATGGCTAACTCAGTAGAATCTACTGGCGCATCTTTCTTCCATTCTTCCATCAATTGATCTAACGTCATCACACTCCTCCATATGGATCCAATTACATATCATAATAACACAAACTGATATAAATGTCAAATCGAATCTACTGTGTAATGACTGTATATAAAAGAAATAGTTGATGTAATAAATTCTTGCCCTTCTGCGCTAGACAATGTAACTCCACCAAGAGTGGTAGGAAACATATCTTTAAAGGTAAATTTTACGCGAGGGTTGTTTGAGTTTGATTTAACTAACAATGATGCATCAGAGGTAACGCTATTGCGTCTACCTGGAGTTTGCGTAAGATCACCTATTTTATTTTTTGATTCTGGATTACCTAGATTGTACATCCAGTCATATATTTCACGCCATGATTGCATGTCTTCATCCATGATGTAAGTGACTTGCAATTCACCATAGGTTAGAATGTTACCTGGAATTGGTACAGAAACATATGGAGATGGAACCTGTGTTCCAACAAGTGATACGTCCGGTATTACAACAGACTGTATAAAAAATGTAACGTGAGGCAGTCTTTGAATAACAAATTCATACTTGTTATTCGAAAGAAAACTTTTGTTGGTAGGTGTTTGATTATACGTTGCCATATTTGTGCCTTATTGTCATCATATATTTATAAGACAAAAAAAGAGGGACCCGAAGGTCCCTCTCAAATCCGATCTGTGCCGGCTTAATGATTACATCAAGTTTGTGATCGCGAATCTACGATAGTAGATGTTCTTGTTTGTAAAGTTGATTACACCGTCAGCCGCAGAAGTTGCGAATGGGTTCGCTACCATGCCGTAACGGGTCTTAAATCCGATACGTGGCTGGAATGAATCTTGACCAACTGCACGAACCATCTGTAGAGGAACGTATGGGCAGTAGAACAAGCCAGCGTCAAATGCTGAAGTGCCCTTGTAGCCGATAGTTGCGTAGTGTACGCCAGATGAAGATGCGAAGTATGGGTCAATGTAAACCTTGATACGACCGTTTAGAACACCTGCGAATGTGTTGCCTGTGTCATCAACTTGTAGGTTGTTAGATGCAAGTGCTGGTGTGTAATCTAGAACGCCAGCCATTTGAAGTGCTGATGCAACGTCTGAAGAACAGATCATCACATTGCCTTTACCACGGCGAGTTGCCTTAGCAATTGCGTTAGACTCACGCTCCAATTGGAACATCAAGCCTTTGAATTTTTCAACTGACCAACGACCGTTAGCGTCAACGTCAAGGTCGAAAGTACCAGCAGTTGCCACGTTTTCTTGTGCGCCTACTGTTGCAGAGATGTTAACTTGACGAACTACTTCGCGGTTAATTTCTGCAAGAATTTCTGTTGAAAGAATGTTAGCAAGTTCTTGCTCTGCATCAAGACCATGAACTGCTTTCAAGTCTTGTGCAAGTTCCATTGTGTATTCTGCTTTTAGCGCACGGCTCTTAGCAACAACGGAAATCTTTTCGATGCTGAATGCCATCTCGTTGAAATCCGCGTTTGAACCGCCACCGCCAAGACCTTCAGCGATCGCTGTAGTCATACCAGTCTGAACTGTGTAGTTGGTTGCGTTTGCAAGTGCGGCTGTTGCGCCGGTTTGATCGCCTACGGTGCCAGAGAAGCCAGTGTTTGCTTCGTTGAACAACGCTTCAGTACCGTTCTGACCTGAGTAACGTGAGCGCATAGCAAAAATAAGACCAGTTGGTCCTGTCATTGGCTGAACACCGCAAATATCGTAAGCGATAAGATTAGGTGCCGCACGGCGTACTAGGCTGATAAGTACTGGATCGTAAAGGTCGATGTTACCATCGCCTGCGGTTGAAGATGAAGCGCCCATTGCGTTAGTTGGTGCATCTTCGTTAAGAAGGCTAGTAGGATTACGATAGCCTGCTGAGGAATTCGAGCGACCATCTAATTCTTGGTTCTCAAGAAGTTGTGCTACAACTGCGCGTCTGTGGGAATCCTTGATCGCTGGAAGTTCTGAGTGATCAAGAACGGGTGCCCATTTTTTAAGTAATGCGTCTGACATATTTTTCTCCTTTGAGTATTTGATAAACTCTGATGTTATTTATAATTTCTTATCTTTTCACTATCTTGGAAATATTCTTCACATAGTGTTCCATGATAGGGGTAAACGATTCTTCCAATTCAGAATCAGCAGAATCTAAATCTTTCTTTGACTCAGAAACAGCGGTTTTTTCAGTTTCTTTAGATTCAAAGTACTTTTTCTTTGTAAGAGTAAGTTTGTTTTTGTAATCTTGTTCAGAAATGAATTCAATATTTTCTGCAAGTGATTTTAATTTTGCAATTTGAATTTCAGACAATCCTTCTGTTACTGTGTGAATAGCCTGGTCTTTCTTATAAGAATTCAATTCTGCAACTAAATCAGCATTTTCTGTGATTTTTTTATCTAAATCGGTTTCTGCGTCTTGCAGTTTCTTTGTCATTTCGTCTACTAAGTCTACTTTGTCTTCTGGAATGTCAATGTAGTTTTCAACGAATAGATTCTTTAGACCTACCATAAAGTCTTCGGTAACTTCTGCTTTTAGATTTTTCTCAATACCAACTTTGTGTTCTTCTGTCCACTCAGCAACAACATATTCCAAATATTCGTCAACTTTGTCAACGATACCTGAAACAATTTCGCCTACCTGTTCGTTAAGTTTGGTATCAAATTGTTCCTGAAGGTCTGTTTCAATTTCTGAAATGCGGGATGCTACGGCTGCTTCAAAGATTGCTTTGGCGTTGGTTTTGAATTCTTCAGAAAGTTCTTCACCAGAAAAAATAGCGTCAATGTCTTCTTTCATTTTTGCTTTTTTTTCTTTTACTTCCTTGTTGTCTTCGCCATCATCGTCCTCTGCGTCATCTTCTTTCTCTTTTTCGCCTTTTTTACCTTTTTTATCGATATAGGCTTTCAGAGCGGCAGGCATCTCACCTTCTTCTAAGTTTTTCTTTTCAAGGTCTTCGACCTTGTCTTTTACTTGTTCTGTCATGATGCTCTCTCCTTTTGAGTATTTGAGGTTTCTAGTATCTATTTATAATATTTTTACAGTTTATTAATGAAGTTTTCGAAAATTTTGATTTTGATTTTATCTAAATCTTTCGAACTAGCCTTCTTAATTGCTGTTTTTGATTCTTCAATATGTTGTTCTGTCCAGCGACCGTTTACAAATACCCATTCTTTGTTTTCCATGATACCATGTACAAATGCGTTCGGTGCTGATGGGTCCGCTACAATATCTGCGGCTGTTGCAAGATAAAAATCGTCTTGCACAACATTGTAACCCTCTTTAGTTTGTGTGAGAGAACCAAGTCCTCTTGTAGATACACCAAGTGATGCACCTTCACCAACTAGATTTTTTACGATGTTACCATATGGTGTGTCCATGATCTTTGCTTTGCCGATAAAATTATTACCATCTTGGCGCAACTCTTTAATCATGTGTGAGACACGTTCTAAATTGATTGTAGGACCTTCTGGATGTCCTAGTTCACCATATGCACGACTTTTATTAACATACTCGTTAATGTAACGATTTGCTTCGCGCTTCAAAATTTCCATTGGATAGATTCGTTTGTTACGATTTGGCTCTTCAGCCATCATGAAGATACCTTCAATAAAAAGTTCTTTCTTACCGGCTTCTGTAGCCTCGGTAATGAATTTAACTTCTTCGTTAATTTCTGAAATTAATCTCATGGGGACTCTCCATCGTCTGTTGTCTCGCGGCTTGTGAAGCCTGCGGTTTTCTTGCCTTCGACAATGACTGTATAACCAGCACCTGCAACATGTCCAAATGTTGACAAGTAAATATCGCCGATTGTGTTTGCAATATTATTTGTAATTGGTGCATTTAAGTTTGTTGCAAGGTCCATTGTACCTGTGCCTGATAGATAGACAATTGTGTTTGGTGCATCGCCAGACCACATGAGTTTTACTTTGGTATTTGCGCCTGCAATCGACCAAGTAATTTTATTAATGTTTACTCTCTGATTAGTAAGTGCGCTATTTGCCGCGGCAGTTAAACCTGATACATCAACCTTGAGAACATTAGTCTCACCTGTACCATCAGATTCATTTGTAAACTTGTACGCCCATGCTGTTGCATGGTCTTTTAATTTTTGTGAGGTTACTGTATCAGCCATTTAATTACTCCTCGACTAATGAGAGAGCAAACTGAAGAATTTTATCTGAATCTTTTTGAAAATTTTCTAAAAAGATTTTTTGATTTTCTTCTGTAAGTGAATCGTACAATGCAATCAAAGCGTCTTGATCTTTTTCTTCTTTTACTTTTGCTTTGATAGTTGCGTATGCTTCTTCGCCAAATGCTTGCTTGTTGTCAAGTCTGTCCGCAGGTCTTTTACCGCTACCAGATTTAACGCTCGCTGGACCAACCTCTTCAGGACCTACATCCTCAAGGTCTCCAGGGTCCTTCATTTGTGCCATGTAAGTAGTCTTAGCGAGTTTATTTTTAAGACCAACGGTCTTAACTTCGTCTAGACTAAAAAGAAAACTTTTAAAGGTCTTCATCTATATTTTCCTCTTCTGGACTTAATTCCGAATCGTTTGTTGATGATTCTTCTTGGTTATTGAAAATCTGGTTAGCAACCTGCATTTTTTTCAAGAACATTACGTCATCTACTTTTTGCTGAATTGCATTGTAAATGCTGTCTTTAAAATCTGTAGGTTTCGCGTTTAATGCGGCATCTATTGCCGCTTGAATGTGTTCACTCATAATAACTCCTCTTTGTTAGTATTTATAAAATTCGGTATTTTTGGCTATCTTGACAACATATAATCAGTAGAATTTATGCGTACAAATTTTAGTGTATATATGTTTTGTTGCCCGCTGAATGTAAGAATTGAATTTGAGAATGAAATGCCTGCCGTAGACGAATTGAATTGTTTATTACCAATAGTGTCTGCGTCTATAGAATTTATATTAACGATTTTAACTTGCGTTGCACGATTTGGTCCAAACCTAATAACCTCTGTATTTGATGATGCTACTTCGAAAATTAAATTGCCACTATTTACTATATCGAATGTTAAATTGAATCCTTGGCTTACACCATTTGCTGATGGCAAAACAAACAATGATTCTGTTGCATTGTTGCATACAAAATGTTTGCTAACAGGAACTAATGATCCAATTTGGTCATTAAATGTTGCTGACTGCGCTGTAGAAATTGTAGTATTTTGTAAATCTGATAGCGGCCTATTTTTGTAGATTCTTCTTTCTAAAATTGAAGTGCCTGAATCTTCTGCTAATAAAATACCGCCATATTCAGTTACAGTAATTGCTGTATTATTAGACGAATTGCTAACTGCATTTGCAGTTAAGGTGCCACCGATGGTAGATACCGTACTTATAGTTCCGGTCGGCGACACAACAATACCTGTTGGGTTTGGATTTGCTACAGTTGGTACCGGAATTAGTGCAATCGCTCCGGTACCAACATCTGTTTTAATTGTAGCACCACCTAAATTAATAGTATTTCCACTTAAATATAAATCTCTGAATCTAGCAGTTGGCGTTCCTAAATCATATGTGATGTTTGCGCTAGGAATAACATGTTGAACTGTTGTATTTCCTGTTACTGTTACTCCTGCAAAAGAAACTGAGTTTGATGTATTAAGACTTTGATTATATGTTACTGAAGTATTTGCTTTATCGAAAGCAGAGTTTGCAATGCTTCTTGCTAAAGAATCAATTACAGTACCAGTGAATGCTGTTGTTTGTACTGTGTTATCTGGGAATGTTAATGTGCCATCTGCACCAAATGTCCAGTTGTTCGATACTCCTGTGGTATTGGTCCTAATTTGAACAGTTGTATGAGCGTATAAGTTTAAATCTGTCAATCCCATAAACAATGCAGTAGCATCATCATCAGTAGTTGTTAGATATGCTGTGTTAGAACCGTAAGTGGTAAAGTCTAGTTTAGAATTTCCTAATCCAATAATTGGTCCTGGTACTGTTAAGTTACCATTTGCACTAAGGCTAACTGTACTAGCACCGTTAACTAATTGACTAGTGCCAGTATTTGCTTTATTGTAAGCCGCATTTGCTACGTCATAAGAATTGTTAGCCTTTGCAAATGCTGAACCTGCTAAAGTGTTTGCAGTAGCGGCATTAGTAGTTGCAGTATTTGCTTGTGCGTAAGATGCATTGGCAACTGCGGCAGTTGTTGTAATTTTATCGGCAGTTAAAGTTATTGCACCAAGATATATTGTGTTTCCGCTTAAATATAAATCTCTAAATCTTGCAGTTGACGAACCAAGATTGTATGTAATATTTGCTGAAGGTATAACGTCCTGAACTGTAGTGTTACCTGTAACAGTTAGCCCTGCAAAAGAAACTGAGTTTGATGTATTTAAATTTTGATTGTACAGTACAACATTGTTTGCGGCATTATAAGCGGCATTAGC